GCATACCGGAGCATGTTTCAAAAAAACGTACAAGATTTTGATTCGTTACAAAATTTGATGTCTTTGTTGAGCGACGCATAAAAATAAATCCTTAAACTTTAAGACCTGTTACTTGTTCGAGATACTGGGTTGCGATATGTTGCTCCGTATCTACTATTGTTATAACATACTGATCAGAAATATCAACTGTTTTTTGTCCGGACGTTAAAATGTAAGGCGCCAGGCCAAAACCTTGTTGGCCTTCCATGATCGACATGGGCGAGGTGGTTGTGATTTTACCATTGCTGTGCTCAGTGATGCGGGTGATGATTTCATCGCCTCCAAGCATTTTAATTGTTTTAACATTATTCATAATTACGTACTCCTGTTAGAAAAAATGTAGGTGTATACCCATCAAAACCTCCACCGAAATTTAAATGTCGAAGCGAGGCTTGCGCTTTTTGTTTGGTTAGATTTGTTAGCAATGCAATACCAGTTTTTGTTTCAACAATCTGATAAACAGTAGCCATGTGTTTAGGAGACGTATCGACCCACTTGACTGGTTTCATTTTTTCCATTTTATAATTTAATGAATTTTTAACCATTATTTAAAATCCTCAAAGCTGGTGTTGAACTTTTGACCGACCAAAGTATTATCGAAAACGGGCTCATCATCTTCAGGTATACCCGAATCAGATAGTGTTTGAGCATCAGACTCAAGATTGTATAAACGCATTTTAGGTCTATCTACCCCTACAAGAAAGCGTTTATATTTGTTGGGATCATTATAACGATTCTTAAGTTGTTTCATCATCATTTGATCAGCTTTAATTAATTCTTCATTTGCAATAAGAGCTAACATAAAATCAGCCGTGGCAGGAAGACCAATTGATTCGGATGTATCTGTAAGATCAATATCCGAATTATCAAAACCAGCTCTATTAGTCTGCGTTGCACTTACAATCGGCAGATTAAATTCCACAGCTAGGCCTCTTAACTCTTCTGCGATAGTTTTAACATAAGAATACGAATTAACATTAACAGCATTCTTTAAACGTGAGGAAATACAAATGTTAAGATAGTCAATGTATACAATATCAGGTACAAAGTTTTTCTTAACAGCTAATTCATCCAGTAGATGCCGAAAGTTAGCAGAACCTGCGCTTGACGTTGGGTATTCTTTAATAATAAGCTTCCCAACTGTTTTGTCTTTCAACCTGTTAATCTTTTTAATGTATGTGTCTTTCGGGACCTCATACAGATCGTTAATAGACACATCAAGCAAGTTAGCATCAATACGCTCGGCGATCTTTTCTTCTGCCATCTCCATCGTAATATATAATACGTTTCGACCCTGAATAACATTGCTAGCAGCCATATGACACATGACGAGGGTTTTCCCTACTCCCGTTGGCGCAAGCAAAATATTGAGCGTCTTCCTAGGAAGCCCACCACGGGTAATTTTGTTCAGATAGGCAATATCAAAAGGGATACGCTCTTCTTTGCGGTGATAGAAATCATATCGACTCTCCATATCATCGATAAAATCATGGCCTACAGAGTTGTCGAAAGACACAGATAATGCCTGAGAAAGCAAATCGGGGATAGCACCGGTTGTCGTTTTTCCAGTTTTATCATCGATAATTTTAATTGACTCAAGAATTGCGTTGTAAACAGCTTGATGTTTGCAAAATTCTTCTGTTTTATTTAGAAGCCAAGTCTCATCATCGTTAGATTGCCCGGGCAAATCTTTAACGTCTTGTTTGATTTCCGAATACTGCTCGTCTGATATTTGATCGTAGTTACGTAGTTCAACAATGATCGCTTCTTTTGAAGGAATTCTATTATACTCTTCTATATAGTTTTTGATAATAGAATATAGCACCTGTTGATTGTGTTGCTGAAAATACTCCTTTTCAATAAACGGAATAACCTTCCTGCAATAGGATTCGTTATCAATCAAATTAGAAAAAATGAGTGTTTCAATATCCATTCATTATTCCTCAGTTACATGTTCATCAAAACCTTCTTCTTGGTCATGAATCACTTCACTGTGTGCAACACGAAACTTCTTTTCAATAGCATCGCGAAATGTCTTGTCCTTCAATACCGGCTTCCAAAATTCACTGGTATATGTATCTTTGGCGCGCCACTTCTTCTCTTCAACTTCACCTGTTTCGCCGTCGACACGAGAATACCAACCCATAGAGGGCTTTGTAACATGGCCTGTGTCTAGAGCAATTTCAAGTAAGCCAGACCAAGTCTCCACGCCTCGTTCCCAAGTGACTTCGATCGGGATCTTTGACTTTTCTTGGACAAAGCGTGATTTCTCTACGTTGATAATAAAGTTGTAACCTACGACGTCTTTACCTTCTTTTTCTTGCTGTCGTCCAATGATGTAGATATTGTCGCTCGCATAATAACTGCCAGTGTTGTGTGATCCAACGCCGTTCTTCAATAGATAATGTTCATCGTCAAGAACTGAAATATCGTGTACGGGCCTACGGCCTACTGGTTTAATTGATTTAATTTTCATTTTATATATTCCTCTATAACGTAACCAATTGTAGCAAATCTATTATTAAATGAGTTTATATCTGCTGGCAAGTCAGACACCAAAAAAACTTGTTCATGCGCAGAATACAAATGTTCTAATATCATTTCTTGATTATAGATATGTTTACAAACAGGGCAACTATAGTTTTTTGTGTTTGCAGTTATCATTATGCCACCTTTTTATATTAGTCGGCGAAGTAACCATATCACAATATTTACATTTTTGGTTTTTTAATGGTTTTAAAAGTCTCGGCGCGACCCAATCAGACGAGTCTACTTCTGGTTATAAATTTTCTGAATTCTACTATGCTGGTGATAAAACGGTGTCTGACGACACTACTATATCACCTTCACTGAGATCAGTAACCAATACCCACTCATCACCTTTCTTAAACATATGCTCATCAGAACAAATACATGTTGTACCATCCTCAAACTCAACTTCATAACACTCTGGAGTGCCTTCAGTTAGGGTTTCAGGGTTCCATGTATGGGTAACAACAGACTGCCCTGTTAGTGTTTTTACAATATCCCCCTTTACAATATCCTCAATATTAGTTAGCTGAACATTGCCGTTCTCATCAACTCTCTGAATTTGAGTCCCAGCAACGACACAACCACCCCCAACAATATCTTTCGGATAAAGGCCGATTTCCTTATAGGTATGATTGATTCCAATTAGAGGAATACTGCGCATCTTCAAATAAGGGGTAACCATACGAAATAGTGACTTGAGTTGCTTAGCACGGGTCATGTCCGCTACAGCCTTCTCATTAAGAGAATCTTCAACTTCTTTCTTTGATGCCAGGTTGCCTAATGAGTCAATAAGAATGATTACATTATCTTCACGTTCGATTGATTCAAGTTGCTTCATGATATCAAACTTGAGATCTTCTACATTGGTAATAGGAATGTGAAGAACGCGTGATGGGTCAATGCCGAACGATTCAAAATATTCCTTTGGAGAACCAAATTCCGAATCGTAGAAAATAAGAATAGCATCTTCGTGATGCTTTAGATACGCCCGAGCGAGTACGAGTGCAAACGACGTTTTATAGTGCTTACTAGGACCCGCAAACATTGTAAACCCAGGAGTGAGACCACCATCAATTTTACCTGACAGCGCGATGTTAAGCGCTGGTACAGATGTAGGAATACTTTCTATGTCATTAAATAGTGTTGAATCAGCAAGAATATTTGTTTCTTTAATATTACTATTTTTTCGTAGCTTCTTTAGTAGGTCAGACATACACACTCCATCATTATTTCAAATTGTATTTTTATAATATACTGATTTTTAAGATTAATTCAACTAATAGTTTGCAACTAATTTGCCGTCTTCAAACCTAAACCTGTTTTGTGGTTTGGCTCCCATTGAAGAAGCAATTAATAGAATTAGAGCTAGTGGATCAAAAACCAAAATAATTAAAATGATTACAGCACGAACCGCGGAATCGAAATAATTATTTGCTTCATCCCCGTACACAAGTTCGGCAATATATTTAAGTGGGCCGATCTCAGCTTCGACACCTTGGCGCTCCGATTGAACGCCCACCAGCTCTTGGTTAAGGGTTGCTAGTTGTTCACTCGCATCATTTAGTTCTTGAC